TCCCGTACGAACTTCGATGGGGCGAGCGTTCGGTCTGCTCGGTTGCCAACGTCACCCGACGGGATGCGGAAGAATTCCTCGCCCTCGCACCGACGGTGCCCGTACGCACTCGCGTGAGCACCTTCCCGCTGACGCAGGCGAACGAGGCGTTGGCGGCGCTACGCAATGGACTCGTTCAAGGGGCCGCGGTGCTGGTTCCATCGGAGTAGGCGCGCCCAGAGAGCCCGCATGAGGTTGGGTGCTTCCTTGAGCGAGCTCTACTCTCGACACCTAGAGCCACGTTGCGCCTGGCTTGCAAGCTGCGGCAGCGGCGAGCCTCGACTGCTCCACGAACGCAAGAAAGCGTGAGCAATTCGTGAGCAATTGTTTAGGGTGCTTTACCGAAAAAACGTGCTATTTTGTATTGACGGAGGGGTGGCAGAGCGGTTGAATGCGACGGTCTTGAAAACCGTTGGTCGCCTCGGGTGACCCGTGGGTTCGAATCCCACCCCCTCCGCCAGATTTCGTTCGTAAATTGGCCGTTTCCGGCACAAAAGAGAAGGCCCTCCGAAATCCCGCTCGGAGGGCCATTTGCAAACGGATTGCAAACGCGGGGTTAGCCGAACACTACTCTGGCGATCTTCTCCGCCGCGTCTTCTTGCATGGCCGGGATAACGTGGCTGTACGTGTCGAGCGTGATTGAGATCGTGGCGTGTCCCAACCGCTCCGAGACTACCTTCGGGTTGATACCGGCGGCGAGTGCTAACGAAGCGTGAGTGTGCCTGAGATCGTGGAGGCGGATTCGAGGCACGCCCGCGCTCGCGAGGCGTCGGTCGAACCACTCCGAAAACCTGTTCGGGTGTATCGGGTCGCCGTTCTCTCTGGCGAACACGAGATCGTTATCGGTGTAGGCACCTCCCCACGCTAACCGCTCCTCCAATTGCCGCCGCCGATGCGCCCGGAGTGCTTCGATCGTCTCAGTATCGAGGGCGACGGACCGCCTAGACTTGCCCGTCTTCGGCTGCGACCACGTGAGTTTGTCCTGCACCGCGAGAAGCGTCTCGCGCACCGCTAATCGTCCCGCGTTGAGATCAACATCGCGCCAGTGCAAACCGAGAAGTTCGCCCCGGCGGAGGCCCGTCATTGCCGCCAGATGATACGCGGCGGAAAGCCGATCATCCCGAACGTGGTCGAGGAACATCCGCAACTCCCCAGCGGTCCACGTCTTCATTTCGGCATTCTGGCGAACACGAGGCGGAGTTGCCGCGTCCGCCGGGTTGCGTGGTATCCGATTCTCTTTCACTGCGGCGGACAACGCCTGTTTCAAGATCATGCCGATATACTTCACCGTCCTTACGTTCAGACCGCCGACGTTACCCGAACGACTCCAACCGTTCTCAATCAGAGATCCATAGAAGGCGTTGAGGCGGCTCGCGGTTAAATCCTGAAGACGGATTCCACCGAGCGTCGGTATCAGGTGGACCCGGACATTGAGTTCGTAGCTTCGCCACGTGGATTCCCTAATGCTCGGTTTGACCGCGATTAGCCAATCGTTCAGGTACTCGCCGAACGTTTCCCGTGTGGGTGAGACGTAGCCGCCCGTCTGTACCTTCGCGAGCGTTTCCGTCATGGCGTGGTTCGCCTCTTTCTGAGTCCGGAACCCCGACACCCATCGTTGCTTCCGCCGTCCACTCTCGTCGCGTCCGAGTTCGATGACGAATGACCATGAACCGCCGCGCTTTCTGGTATGTCCGCGCATTATGCGACCTCTTTCATATCTTCGGGATACCCGTCGGGGAAGATCGCCCGTATTTCCTGATTCGCCCGGTCCTGCGCTTCCTGATCGGCATCGGAGCGAAACCAGATACCGAAGGCGAGCGGCCAGTCGAAAGACCGGGGTAAGTTAGTCGCCCAGAGAATTTGGTTGACGTACGGGTCGCGGCCCTCGTAGTTGGCCCCAGGAATAGCGAGGCTTACGCGCCAGTGCCAAAGTACCCGCCGTATCGACGGCCGCTGTTTGTGCCTAACCCATTCCTCTTTAAGCACATCCAACGCGACTCTCGACGCCTCCCACGGTACAAGGCTCCCGATCGAATGCGGCCAGTGAAATTCCTTGTAGACCGTCTGTTCCTCCGGCTTCAGTGCACGGAACTTACGCAGCTCGCGACCGATGGTTCGGGCGCTTGGGGGATTGCCGTGCCCCTCTATATCACCCTCCTTCCATAGCATCGTTTCAATCGCGGTTGCGCCGGCACTTGGGTTTTTCGCCGCCCACTCCTTGATCTCCGCCGCCCAGTAGTCATTTATCTTCTTTCCCGCCAAACTTTATACCTCCTATCTGTCCAACTGGCGCATTGATGCGGCCTATCTACCGGGACCCTACTGGCTCATACTCTACCCCATTAGACCAACGGCGACAAGTCTAGTTCAGCAAACGGAGGTGAAAAAAATGACGACCTCGATAGACGAGCGCCCCGTCCTGACCGTCTCGGAAGCGGCCGCGTTTTTGAGGATTTCTCCGTGGACTGCTTACGAGCGCGTGCGCACCGGCGATATTCCGGTTCTCAGGATGGGGAGGCGAATCCTCGTTAGCCGAGTCGTACTTGAGCGGATGCTCGAACAGGCGGGCGGGGAGACGCCGGATCATGCGCGGGCATAAAGAACGGCCCCGCTTGGAGGGCGGGACCGGCGACGCGACGGGCAAGTCGGTCGGTATCGATTATAGACGACTTCAATGCTGCACTTGCGACCGAAACCAGGCCGAAGGGCTTCTCTTAGACGTAGTCGCGCTTGCCCTCGACGGCGACCCGGACGCTTCCCGGTGGATCGGCGCGGCAGTCGACCACTGGCTCCTACGCGTCGGGCGGGAGATGGCGCGATGATGTACGAGACGGAAGACTTGATCGCCGCGATCCTCCCGAAGTTGGTTCGCATAACGGGCGCGGGCGACAACGTTAGCGCCGGGTGTCCATTTCCCGATCATGAAGACCGTAACGCCTCATTCTCTTTCAACAAGAAGACTGGGCTTGGGAAGTGTCACGGTAGTTGCGGCTGGAAGGGTAACGCCTACCAGTTGGCGCGGGCGTTGGGCTGCCTGCCCGTTTCTCAGACTAGGCGGAAAAGCCGCGCAGTTATCGATTGGGGCCTGGACGCCGCGATGTCTAAATACGGAGTTATTGCCACGTCGACCGGCGTCTCCTTCCGGATCACCGACCACGCTGGCAACCGCTGCCGGGACCACATCCGCCGGCATGAGGGCGAGCCGCGCTTCTACTACGGTAAGGGCGACCGCACATATCACGCCTGGGTGTCCTGGGACCTCGTGTGGGAATGGGGCGACGCCGCAGCCGGCATCGCCTACGTCGTGGAAGGCGACCGCGATGCTCTAACGCTTGCCGCGCACGGATGGCCGAGCATCGGCATTCTGGGTATCGACCATTTCGATCATGCTCGGCGCGACATCGTCGAACCGCTCAAAGACGCGGGCATCGGGGCGCTTGTCCTTACCCCGGACAACGACGACGCGGGCATCGCGGCCGTCACCGAATGGGCGCCCAAACTCGAAGGAGACGGGTTCCTCGTGGGCGTCCGCACTCTCCCGACGAGCATCAGCGGTGTCGGGGTGAAAGACATCTTTGACGCTTATTCCGCAAATCGGGCCGGGTTCGACGATCTCATTTTCGATCTGCCGGTGCATTGGAGGGCATGATGCCACTCACCGCAGAACAGATTGAGGAACAACGCGCACGCGCCGAGCGGATCGCCAACGCATCCCGGAACGGCGCTCATCCCGACGATAGCATCGAACTGCCCGAACTCCTCGATAGCGTGGCTGCTGGTATCAAGAGATACGTTGTCCTCGACGGCTGCCAGGCCGACGTTCTAGCGCTTGTTACCGCGCACACTCACGCCCTGGACGCGGCGGACGTGACGCCCTACATCAACATCACGTCTCCGGAGAAGCGGTGCGGCAAGAGCTTGCTCCTCGAAGTCGTTTCGCAACTCGTAGCGCGACCGTGGCCCACGAGCCGAGTAACGGCGGCGGTACTGGTTCGACGGATCGCGAGAGATACGCCTACATTACTCCTCGACGAAACCGACGCCGCGTTCAAGGCGGACCGGGAATTCGCCGAGACTCTACGGGCGGTGATAAACATGGGGTTCAGGCGCGGCGGTGTCGCGAGTCTATGTGTGAAGGCCGGCGGCGACTTCGATCTCAAAGACTTCCCGGTCTTCTGCCCGAAGATACTCTGCGGGATCGGCGAATTACCTGACACCGTCCGCGACAGATCAATCCGAATCGAACTAAAGCGGAGGGCACCCGGTGAAAGCGCCGAGCGCTTCAGACGCCGGGACGCCGAGAAGATCGCGGCACCCATCCGCGAGGGTTTGGCGCAATGGGCGTCCGGGACGGTCGCGACGCTCTCCGAATCGCGTCCCATCATCCCGCCCGAACTCGACGACCGGGCTGCTGAGGCGTGGGAGGTGCTACTTGCCATCGCCGATATCGCCGGCGGGACCTGGCCGGCGCGAGCGCGAAGGGCGGCACTCCTCATGTCGACTGGGGACGGACGGGAAGACGATAGCGAGGGCGTCCGGCTCCTCTCGGACATCAGGACGGTGTTCGAGGAGCGCAAGGCCGAACGGCTCGCCAGTAAGACACTCGCCGATGCGCTGGCGGATATGGAGGATGCACCGTGGGGCGATCTCGGCGACAGGGGTAAGCGGCTCGATCAGCGGGCGCTCGCCCGACGCCTAAAACCCTATCGTCCCGCCATCCGCCCACATCAGATCAGGATCGGGGAAAAGACTCTAAAGGGTTACGAGTTGGGCGACTTCGCCGACGCGTGGCGTCGCTACTGCCCGCGTATATCCCCAGAGACCGAAACAAGCGAAACAAGCGAAACAAGCGAAACAAATAGCGCTCCCAAATACGAACAAACCGACCCTGATGTTTCGGACGTTTCGGATGTTTCGCCCCCCAGGGGTATACGCACGAAGCGCAGAGAGGTGGCGCCGTGACCCGCCCAATTTCAGTCTGCCGGACGCCGGGCTGTCCCGAGCTCGTACCCTACGGACTTTGCCGCAAGCATAGACGCGAACGCGACGGCACGCCCGAACGCATGGCCGATAAGCGCTTCTATGGGGCGAGCTACTGGCGCGACCTGCGCCAAAGTTATCTCGAAGCGCATCCGACTTGCTCGGAACCAGGATGTTCGGAGCGGTCAACCGTGGCCGATCACGTCATGCCGCGCAAGGCAGGCGGCGCCGACCGATGGGAGAACCTACGCGCCTACTGTGCATCGCACCACAACGCCCGCACAGCGCGAGAGCAAGCGAGAGAAGGGGCACGATGGGCATGATAGCCACGCTCAAACTAAACGCCCACCCAGCCACGGCAGACGCTGGGCAGCATGAAAAATTCCTGTACGAGTGTGGACGCGCATGAAGGGGCCGACTCCGAAGCCGCCGACACTCCGCCAGAGGCGTAATCGCGTCGCTACGCGGGCCGTCTTGACGCTCTCAAGCGCTCGGACGCGTCGCACTCCACCTCTACCGGACGGGCGCGACTGGCACCCGCTCAGCGTTGCCTACTGGCGCTCTATATGGCGCTCACCGATGGCCGGTGAATACCTCGACGTCGATATCGGCGGGCTCTACTTGCTCATGGACCTGGTCGACCGCTACTGGGCGGGGCCGAGCACCCGGCTGGCGTCGGAGATCAGGCAGCAACGGGCCGAGTTCGGAGTGACGCCTATCTCACGCCGCCGCCTGCAATGGGAAGTCGAGCGGGCGGAGAGCGTGACGCGGAAGCGGACGCGGCCGGAAGCGACCGACGACCCGCGCAGTCTATGGCGGACGGTGAAATGAGCCGAGGGCAAAAAGAAGGCCGGTCAGCCATGGGCACACCGACCGACCTTCTCGGAATATGGGGGCGTCTGGATTCAATTTTGGTAACAGAGCGTGCGTCCGTTGTAGCGCAAAGCAAACGGCCAGTCAAATGAGCGAGTTGATCATCCCGACGCCCGAGGCCGAACCGTGGCCGACGCTGGGACCGGGCGTCTGTTCGTTCATCGAGGAATACCTGATACATGGGCCGGGTGATCTGCGCGGCGAGCCCGTCCACCTCTCGCAAGAGCAACGGGCGCTTATCTACAGGCTTTATGAGGTATACCCCGAGGACCATCTGCAGGCGGGGCGTCGACGTTTCAAGCGGGCCGCGCTCTCGCTCCGCAAGGGCTCGGGCAAGACTGAGTTTGCGGCCTGGATAGCAGCTTGTGAATTGCATCCGGACGCGCCCGTAAGGTGTACCGGCTGGAAGGGCGGCAAGCCTATCGGCGGCGGTGTCACAGACCCGTATATCCCGCTCGTCGCCTACACCGAGGAACAGTCCGAGGAATTGGCTTACGGCACTCTCTACGTTGTGCTGTCCGAGGGGCCGCTCGCCGACGACTTCGATATCGGGCTCGGTCGCATCATGCGGCGCAGCGGCGACGGCAAGGCGGTCGCGCTGGCGACAGCGCCCGACGCTCGGGACGGTGCCAGGACTACGTTTCAGGTTTTTGACGAGACGCACCGTTTCACATTACCGCGGCTCAGAGAAGCGCACAGAACGATGATGGCGAACCTACCGAAGCGGAAGATAGCCGACTCGTGGTCGCTGGAAGTGACGACGGCACCGGCACCGGGCGAAGGGTCAGTGGCAGAGGCCACTATGGACTACGCGAAGGCGGTCGCGGAGGGCAAGGTCTCGGACTCGCGACTGTTCTTCTTCCATAGGCAGGCAAGCGACGGCCACGATCTGACGACCGAATCAGGTATCCGGTCGGCGGTCCTCGAGGCTTCGGGGTCCGTGGCGGAGTGGTCAGATATCGAGGCTATCACCTCCCAGTGGAACGATCCCACGACTGACCGCGCTTACCTGGAACGGGTATGGCTGAACCGTCTTGTGAAGGCAACGGAGCGGGCGTTCGACGCCGAGCGCTGGAAGGAATTAGCCACGCCCGAGACGACCATCGAGGCGAAAGAAATGATAACGCTTGGTTTCGACGGCTCGCGCTCCGTGGACGCGACGGCGCTGGTCGGCACGCACATCAGGACGGGCTACCAGTGGCCGATCGGGATATGGGAACGTCCGCCGGGGCGCCAGGAGTGGGCGGCGCCGGAGGAAGAAGTCGACGCGGCGATGTCCTACGCCTTCGGGCAATGGAAGGTTTGGCGGCTCTACGCCGATCCGTATTACTGGGAATCGTGGTTAG